ATCAATCAAATCATTCGGGTAAAAACCTTGTGTTACAAAATGCCTTCTAAGTCTTAATGGCTGTTTGCCACCTAAATCAAGAGTATTTGCAAATTCATATGAACCGCCTGTAATATCAACAGCGCCAAGAAAATCAAAATCTGCAATTGCATCAAAATCTGTCACATCATCTAAAGTTTCTAATGATCCAAGGACAAGGCCATTAACTTCATCACTGAAAAAACAATCAACTTTAGTTCCACCAAAAGGCGGGGAATCATTATCTTCTCTATCTATTAAAACAGATAATTTTGGTAAAGGATCAGGACTGTTTACGATAACTGAAGTTTCACCAGAACTTAAACGCCCGCCATCGTCTTTAAATTTTAAAATATATTCGCCAGAATTTCCAATGTTAGGAACAATTGTCTCGTTAATACTGCCGGGTAGTGCAGGGATTACATCAACTGAATTAGTAAATGTTGCTGTTCCATCGCCAATATTACTCCCTCTGACTACCACGTTTCCACCATGCACCACGTCAACATCTGTTGCTTTATCGAATCTAAGTCTTACAAATTGATCTGAAATCGGTTCAATTCTTAAATTTGTAACGTCTTGTGGAAGTGCTGTTTTACCGACAGCTTCAAAAGTTAAATCAGTCGAAGTTGCTGAAAGTTGAGCCTGTACGTTGTAACTAAAAACTTGTATTTCATAAGTCCCAAGTTGACTATTAAAGATTTCAAAATCTGGCCTTGATACTTTTTCTGTGACGAAGTTTCCGTTTTCATAACGATAATTTACTTGATATTCAACAACTCCATTAATGGGTTGCCAACTGATAACTATTTTTGAAACAGCTTGATTATTTATCGGGATTATTGTTTCGACTGCGGTCAAGCCATCGGGCGGATCTGTTAAAGCATTTAATATCGAAACATTTCTTGCGGGTAATGCTTCGCCATCTTCAATAAAAGCGTATTTTTCATTTATATAAGATAAAGCTGTAATTATGTAATTTATTCCGTCCTGTTCTTCAACCGTTATTACTCTAAATTTTTGCGCCTGAATAGTTACGTTAGAAATCAACCAAATTGTATTTACATTCGGTGTTTGAGAAAATGCTGAACTAACTGTAACCGTACCGCTTGAAACACTTGAAATTGTTTTTGTCTCAACAGAACCATCTGGCAAAATTAAAGATAAAGTCGCATCACCGACAGGATTACCAGAACTATCAACAGCAAAATCTGTTGCGTTTGTATCGTCTACTGTAACAACAGTTGTTGAAGTAACAGCCGAAAGCCTGCCTGAACGTCTTGCGCCTGCACGGACAGGATCATTGATTTCGATTACAGCGCCCGGCCTTACCATCAACCCGCCGTCCATTGATGTTGTAAATGTCACAAGTTCCGATTCGTTAGCTTCCGAAAATGCAATTGCTTTTGCTAATCTGAGCGCTTGCCCTCTTGATGTGCAGCCGAAACCTTTTACCTGTTTTACAACAGTTCCAATTTTTGCTGATAATGTAGTATTTTCAAAAACTTCATAATCTATTTCTTGAGAATCCATATTAAAATATGAAACCGAAATAACAGAATGTCTTTGTTTTAAACTTGATCCTGAATAATTAAAACCATCGCTAGAAATATTTGCCAAAGAAAACAAATATGAAGCATCTTTCGGGGAGTCTTGGGCTAATAAAATCGAACCTGTTGACCATATCGGCATACAACGCATCACGCCCGCAAGCTCGTTTATTAAATCAAACGCTTCACTTGACGATTGAATATTGACATTACAAGAAAATCTGGCTTCCTGACCGCCAAAGCTGTCATCAACAAGAGTATTTGCAAATTTTGATGCGGTTACAAAAGAAAATAAATCGAGGTTTGCGTCCGCAATATGTGTTCCGAATCCGTACCTTTCAGTAGTAAGCAAATCTAATAACACCATCGCAGGGCATGAACACCAAACCGCAGCGCCCATAACACCATTAAAAATATATCCATCAGGATAAACAATTCGACCTGTTGCAGAATCTACAGTCGGCGTTCCTGAACTGGATGCACCAGCACCCGGAATCCTTATCTTAATTCCTCTAATTCTGAATTTTCTACGAGGAATCGAACTGAACTGTTGAGAATCAAGCCTTATTGCGTTATAAGCTGAGTTTGCATAAGTACTTGCATCATCAATAATTTCAGCAAAACTTGTAAATTGAAAAGAATCTATTAATGATGTATCTGTAGAATCTGCTGTAACTCTTGAAACTCTTACATCAACAGGAAACGCGCCTGTAATATCAACAGAATAATCTCTTTGATATGCGTCAGCGGTTCGACCTGTAATTGTATCTGTAAAAAGATCAGTAAAACCACCGCTATTATATTGAACTGATATTTTAAGCTGAACAGAAGAACCTAAAAGATCTCCTTCGTTTGTTGCTTTTTGTATTTGTGGAAATGTAATTGATACTTTTATACGATCAACGTTTGTATTTGTAATTTGTCTTGTAACTGGCGAAGATGCTGTAACAGTTACCCCGACAGGTGTTATTGATGAAGAACTTTCAATACCTGAAATTTTTGTTTGGTTTGCAGTTCCGAAACGCGGCGTAAAGGTTACATTCTGGAAATTAAAATCATTTGTTGCGGGACTTGATGAAGACGCTGTTGCCTTTAAAATCGGCGTATCGTTGAGAAAAACATCTTTCAAATAAGCGTTTTTATATGCTGTTGTTGTTCTATCTGTTAAACCTTCCTTTGAAGCACTTGCAGAGCCTTCAATCTCTCCTTCTGATATAAGGTCAAGGAAAGTTGCGAATTGCTTACTATGTAAGGTGTCAGGGGTTCTTGTCGGTTGTCTTGGGGGCGGCGGCGAACCTCCACCACCTGAACCGCGAATAATTTTCTTTTTATCGGTCATGCTTGAACTTGCTCCGTATCAATACCGCCAGAAATTACGACTGATCCTGTAAAGATTTCTCCGTAAACAATCGGGACAGGCGTTCCGGCCCGGCTTGTCTGTTGCGTCCCTGAAAAACTAAACGATAAACGCGGATCTTGTTCACTTGAAAATTCAGGCTGTTTTGGTACTGGGAACAACATTCCACTAACACCGCTAAGAACTAAACCCGCACCAATAAGACCGAGAGCCGCCGAACCATAAGCCCCTGCCGCATATAAACCTGTTGCACCGATCAAACCACCTCCGCCAGCTAAACCCGCCCCAGAACCGCCAGCAAAAAGCCCCGCACCCATCGGTGTAAATGATAAACCGATCAAGGCCACTCCAAGTAACACCTTTCCGAAATTACCCCCCGAACCTGAAATAACAGGTACAAAAGAAATATCTGATTTACCAATAGGATCGTGAAGCTCGTCCGCACCTGTTTCTTCATTATTAGCAATAACCTTATAATATCTAGTTGCCATATGTTTTTCTAATTCTGGAAAATTATTAATTAAAAAACTTACCGCTTCCGCCACGTTTGCAACATTTATATCTTCAAATTCTTTATGGCCGATTTCTTTGGCTAATTCTCCATACAGTTTAATTTTACGAAGCATAACGCAACCTCTTTCCTGTACATTTTAACAACCAAGGGTTGTATGGTTCTTTACAACTAAGTCTATCTCTAAAATGATGCAAAACATCGCCATCTATAAAAATCGCCACATGATTCAAACCAGTTCCGCCAACAGACATAAATAATAAATCATTATTTTCTAATTTTTCCTCATTTCTTAATTCACGAAATCCTGTCCGCCAAGCGCAGCGATCAAACATCGGTTCAGCTTCAAATTCTTCAGGGGTCAATGGTCTTTCCCAATCTCGCAATTCAATATTTAATTTTTCTTTGTAATATCTGCGAACTAATGACCAACAATCAGAAATCCCCCAAACCCACGGCTGGCCGATTATTTCTGGCTTATATCCTGTCGGCTCACAAAAACCCCATTGTTCAGTTTTAGGGTTGACAATATGCCAAGGCAAATTAGATTGCTCGCAACTTATCTTATCCGCTTCTGAAGCGACAGGCGGTGTTATCGGGTGCGAATGTATTATTGCAATTATTTCTCCAAGTGAATCTGCCGCAACATAATCTTCGGGGTTCATTATGAAACATTGATGCGATGTGAGAGCTAAATTTTGACAGGGATAATATTTTTCTTTTCCGCGAATATTTAATAATAAACCGCAAGATTCTTTCGGGTCTTGTTCTTTAGCGTGAACAAGTGCCTGATCTTTCCAAGTCATCCTGTTACTAATCCGATTGATGGAAATTCTGATCGAGTGCATTGACGTTTCGGCGCTCGAACTCCCGCCATATCAAATTTTGCTGCTAATTCAAAAGTAACAACAGTTCTATTTTCTGCCGCTTTTCTATCTATTTCAAAAATTTCTTGTTTACCTTCTGCTGTATTATCTGGGGTTCCGTATGGGTTAACGTTGCTTGGGAAATTTGCAGCATCAAGAAATCTTGCTTTTGTTCTTATCCTCTTAACAGTCGCGCCTGTTAAATCATTTCCCGCGGTAAGCGCATTAACTTCAAGTAAAATTGCAGAAAGTGTTCCTAAAGCATTTGAGAAAGTAAGGGTCGGGCGTGGAAGTTGGCCTTTACCATATGCAAAACCTTCAGCCTGAACAGGAAATCTTGTATAAGAATTACCCTGCCAAATAATTTCGCCGTTATCTTTTAAACTTGTTCCTGCATGAAAACGATAAACTGTCGTTGCGCCATGCAATGAATTATCAAGAGTTAAAGTAAAAAGTTCAATAACCGCTGACGGATTAACTTTCTGTAACTCACTAACAATTTTATCTGTACTCATGGTTCAAAAACTTGTCTAAATGTTGCGCTTATATTTGTTCTTTCATTATATGGAATATTTTTTTGCCAAGATTCACAAACAAATAATTTAGCGCCTGCAAGAGTAACAGAAACATTACCGCTATTTGTTGCGCTAGCCGCCGCAATAACAGTTATTGTATTTGCGTCTGTTGATGTTGCAACTGTAAAAGATCCATCGGTTGCTGATCCTGAAGTGTAGTCAATTGTCAAAACATCACCGATTGCAATTCCATGATTTGTAATTGTAATTGTGACTGTCGTTCCTGATTGTGAATATGTCCCTGTTTTTGTAAATCCTTCATCTGGCGGCGTGAATGTAAAACTTTCCTGATCGTTTGCGCGACTGCGAAGAAATGCCGAAACTACATCGCCGTCTGTTTTACTTAAATCAAAATTTAAATTATAAACAACTGGGTTTTGATTACTAGCCAACCCGAAGAATATTCTCTGTTCAAATCCATCTGCGAATCGAACCGTTCGGACAGCAGGGGCGGACTTTTTAGAAAATCCTGAATATGTCGGGGTGACGCTTGGAAAGGTTGCCATTTATGCTAATAAACCTCCCGGCCTTTTTTGTTTTATTAATTCTGATTGTATCGCCG